CGCCACCACCGCCGCCGCCGCCGCCACCACCGCCACCACCACCACCACCGCCGGCAGCTTCTTCTTCAGCTTCTTCTTCTGTAAGACCTTGCTTAACCAATGCGTTAATTTTTGATTGCAACTTTAAATCGTCGAATTGCGACTCCTCAATAGCTCTAACGGAGTCGATCACGTCTCCCCTATCAGCTAACATAACTTGAGTTGTTTTGTAATTAGGTAATGCCACAACTTGACCATCTTGTATTATGTAATATTGATATTGATCAATTGACTTAATCCCTTGACCAACAACTCTAAAAATGGTACCATCTCCTAAATTGAACTGCGGAAGATTTGATGCTCTAACTGGAGGATCTATGAAATACTCGAACTTAGCTTCCAATATATAATCTAAATCATCATCGGTAACAAATGTTTTTTGCGGTATTGTGTTTAATAATACAACATCATTTGCCATTGGTACAATATATACATCTCGAAGATTCCTTTCTGATAGCTTATTTAGTAACTCATGACCGGCTATATATTCGTTTGTAGTATGTGATGTGTAAGTTTCATGATCACCTTTAATGATATCTGAAACTAATTTGGGTTGTTGCTTGTTCTGATCCAAAGGATCTATATATTCAATATGATCAGTTATTATACTACCCATTATCTTCCAACTTTAAAATTATAATCATTGTCAATAATTCGCGTCCCGTTATCATCAACTACTTTAAATACAATCTTATAATACCTATTAGGTAAGAAGCTAGAAAAATCTAGTTTAATATAGTGGCCGGAATCATCTGTTTGAAGCTTGGTACCAACATCATTAAATGGAATGACGTCTATTTCAGTTACAGAATCTTGAACTGAAAAATATGTGGTGCTCGGTAATAATCTATCATTTGAAGATTGCGTTGTTGCGTATGTTCTAGTCATAAATTGATCACGAACACCTAATCGAATCTTTGCTATCTCCGAGACATCATATTCACCACGAAGATTTTTCAAATATATTATATAATCTTCATCTATGTTGGTTGTACTTAAATAACTTCCAGTATACGTGGTTGCATCTGGATAGAATACCTTTAATGTTGGCAAGTATATTGTGTGAGTCTCTCGGCCAAAAAACGCCAATGTACCAAATATATTTGTATTTTGCTCATTCGAATTTGTATGCTTTAATATGAATCCGTAATTGGGAATATCACCCGATATCCACTTATTGACTATTGGGGTCACATTCATATTAATGTCTGGTAAATCTAGTGTAAATGATTGCGTACCATAATACAAATCATTCCAAGTACCACCGCCTGTAACTGATGTATAAAATTGAGAACCTTCAGACCCAGTCCAATTATCGGCTTCCTGTTTACTTGTTTTATACAGCCATGATACACCGTTAGTTATTTCAGGACTATCGTTGTAATTACCATTGCCATTAACCCAATCTTCAGATAATGGTTTAGCTTCAATGGTATATTCGGTCGGAAGGGCTATAGCTTCTGCAGCGCGTAAAGTTAAGTAATATTGAGCCGATGCAGTTGCGTTCGTCGGGATATTTAAATCATTAATATTGAATTTCAATAGTATTCTAGAATTATAATTCCTATCCCACGAAGCCGCTTGGTCTGTGACATCATCATGTGGCTCTCCTACAGCAAACTTCCGAATTTCTAATATTTGATCTATGCCCGTGTTCTTATCAGGAGCGGATTCATAAATCGTTGCATCCTTTTCTGGATATAATATTTTATACATAATACATCTTATATTAAGATTTTAGATATGAACCTTTGAAATTTTCAATACCATCACGATCAATATCCCAAGATTTAATAGATTTGCTATGTATTGAATCATCATCTATAGAATAGTTAGCTTTAAAGTATTTAGCGGCCTCTACCTTATCAGAATCTGACAAGTTATTATATATTGACCTTAGATCACCTTCAGACTTCACACCGGCACGTCGATCCCTCTCCGAATCTGAAAAATGATATGTCCAATCATGCTGCTTAAATTTCGTCTTATAATCACTAAGTGACTCAAATAATGATTTACTCAACGCACTCTTTAAATTCAAATTTTCTGTTTTCATTGGTATCTTTATATTTTCTAAAATTGCAACCCCTTGCATGAAATGCGCTTGGGCTTTTTTATATTGCTGGGTGATATCTTCGTCATTTAATGAATATAACCAAGTAGCCAACTCCTTTAATGTATCATCAATTTCGATGATATAATCTTCCATGTAATTTTCGTCAAATTGTTTCATACTAATAAATATGTTTAAAGATCAATAACTCTACCACGAATATCCGATTTCGGATATTTTATTTCAAAAATGCAAGGATCTTTTGATGGATATATGATTTGATTTTTAATTGCCGTATCAATATCATACACGTTACCAGAATAACCTAATGTTGTATCATAATAATTCACTATTGTAATATCTTGAATGCTTTGGACGCCTTCGATTTTATCTAACTCGGTCCTAATACTACTCAATGAAATAGCCCCATTAATTTGCATATTTTTTTGATGTAATAATTCCATCAAAAGATTATTACATTTTGCTATAACTTCATAACTATTATAATCTGGTCTTGGTACTATGTCATAATCAACGCCAATATTGATAATATATGGATCTTTAATATTGATAGCATCGGTCAGTAATCTATATTGGCGTAAATAATTTCTCAAATTTTCTTTTAATGCATCATTACAATAAGTAAATTGACCGTCACTATTATATGATAATACATATAAATTCAATGCATATGGATTCGCGACCTTCTCTCTATCATTCCATCTACTAATTTGTATATCTTGCTCAACATGAGCCTTTGCAATTGCGCCATACTTTGTAGGCATGGTATAACACCTCAAGATATAATCCTCTTTGGTAACAGCCCTGTTCTGAGCTGCGAAGTGTGCCATGGCTTCTTCTCGCACAACATCTAATGACTTTTTATTCAGTCCACCATAAGCCGCCTGTGGATTATTTACTGTTATTGAACTTACAATATCAGAATACATTTGCGGATCCGTAGATGATATTGGTGACAATACCGAGATTGAATCTATATTCACAATTGTGTTTGATCTAACATTACCATTAACGCCAATTGATGTTGTATATCTAACTGTTAATGTGGTATCAGACGGAACCGAACCATAGGTTTTTGTATATAAAAAGTTCATGGGGTCAATTGCAACATCTTCAACTCGTCTGAAATAATCTATACCAATCGCAACATTATATGGATTAGGTAATATTTCCTCATCTGCCTCTTGACTCAAACCTGCACCGAATTGTATTTCAAATGCATCATCCTTTCGCACCCGTGTCACAAATCGTTTTTCTGTTTGGCGATATGTCAATAAATATGGTACCGAATCTCCATATAATGACAATTCCGAGTCATTAAAAGGTACATTTCTAACTGGTATTGGTACCAAATCTTGAGACAAATACGGAACTTCATACCATATATCACCGTCTGAATCTGTAATATCTATTATGTCATTGACGATAGCATTCGGAGAATCTATTACTATCTTATCGTAAATTTTACCATCGGTAAATTCATAATCGGTAGAGTGTATTGTACCCTGTACCGCATTAACGCATTTTTTTATAATATAATATTCGATGGTGCCATCGTCTAATATCGAATACACATCCACTTCTGTAGGATCGAAACTACTACTATGATTAAAATTAACTGGCGCTGTTGTGTAAAATGGTATACCATCATCCGATGTAGTTAATAACATATTACGTTCTATAGACACAGCATATCTAAAATCTGGTCGGGAATCATTACCTGTACCAATTGCTGGTAATAATTGCATCACATCTATTGTGGCTTGCGCAGGAACAATTGTTTTTGGTTTATATCCCATACCTTGAGATAAGTTATATAAATTCAACTTCTCTTGAACAGTATACAAGAAAGATTCTTGTAATTGAACATCGGCGTAGAAATTCAAAACATCTCCTACATATGCCGCCATTTCGATAAACATCATTCCTGGACTCGACTCGTTGAAATCCGCATATGTATTTGGGTAGTAATTTTTTGCGTATTCTATTAAACTTCGCCGCAATTCCCCGAAATCTTTTGATGTATATTTTACATTCCGTTTTATCTTATCTGTTAGTTGTGCCTTACCCATTTCATTATTCCATTCTTAAATGATGTCTATTGTTACAACATCGCCTTGTACGAATACAGACATTACTCTATTGGCGCCTGCCTCTGATGTTGAAAATGTTATTCTAATTATAATTGAATGTCCCCCATCTACCTCTTCTGGACTTTGTATTATTTCCAAGTTTTCATTAACGATATATGGTGTCCATTGAGCAACTTGGGATTCTATCCTATTCCTAAGAGTTGACCTACCTAACTTTGAATTTGGTTCAAATATATATTTACGTAAACCGACCCCATAACTTGGTTGCATATAACGCTCGCCTGGATCTGTTAATAACAAATTTATATAATTACTAACCGCTTGTTCCTCAGTCGTCGTAGACATATTGTACAGGCCCGCCCTAGAATCTCTTATTGGGGAATTCATCGGAAATTTAATTGCCAACGAACCACCCTCCGAATGGTAGTCATTAGGGTATAAATTAGCATTGATTTGATATTTCATATTTCATTATCCAGTTTCTAACGTAAATGATTTATTGCGCTAGTTTCTCCATCATCTTTGCAATTCTGTTTGGATCTAGCGCACGCGCCAATACCTCCGAACCTTGCCCCATATGGGTTACATTTGCATCTAATATTGATTGCGGGGTTACGGATTCATTCAACTCGTTACTATTAAATGGTTGCATATCATCCATTATTTGCGCTATTGGAGAACTATTAGTATTGGTAGGGTGGTCACTTGATAATTCTGCATAATCATGTTGTGTCGAATTGATATTTGTCGAATTGATAGTTGCTGGGTTAATGGCATACCGATTCTCGATCTGATCCATTAATGCATCAGTTGAGCGATCTTGCTCCACTAATAATTCCCCTACAATCTCCTTCGTACGATCCAATTCACCATACAAAGATTTAATTTCCTTGATTAATTCCAAATTAATAGCTTCGAGCTTTCTTACCCGCCTCTCTATTAATGTATTGCATATTTTTGTAATTGTTGTTAAATCTGATTTTTTCATATTTATTTGAATTTTTTATTAAAATTACCATTATGTTCACTCGCCTTACCAGCGTTTGACGCTGGCCCTGTTGGGCCCATTGCAGCTGCAAATGGCGAAAGCCCTCGATGCGTTGATGTAACAAAATCTGAAAATATTTTCAACCAACTCATCAGATCATCTAAATCTACTGAATATTTATCGGATACAAATCTAACCTTCCGAGCTGATACAATTGCTTGATTTTTACCAACCATCATAATATCATCCTTTGTAGCATTCATAACAACCCTTCCCGAATTAATGACTAACTGTGGAGATTTATCATATTTTGGAGCTGCAGCCACGTCTGAGTCTTTCTTTGAACCCATTGTCAATTTAGGTAACATTTGCGTAGTAGTCATATATATGCTAGCAGCATCGTCACTTAAATCTTCAATCGCGTACAAGTTATGCTGATTTTGCAAAACTTGCTTTAAATTGAAAATCATCATGGGATCATTCAGTTTCTTACCTTTCCAATTTGGCTGCCGCTCATATATTTGAATACCTTCTTTATTAACAGACTCAAAATGTCTGGTAAATCTGATTGTCTGTCCTAGTCTACCTTGCCATATATCATCACCTTCAAATGGTTGAAGTGGAGCTGTATGTAATAGATCTTTATTGATTGTATATCCAATCTCTTTTATATCATTAAGCGTTTCCACCATCGGCTTGTCGCCAGTATTGTGAACACTCCGCTCCCAATTTTGGTGAAATTCGTGCGTTGTTATAGTATTTGCAGAATTATATGGTGACAGATAAAAGTATTGCCCACCCTTTTCGTCTGGGGATGAGTCTCTGATCGAAGGTGCTACAAATACCATTATTTGCTCTCCTACTAATGGAATTCGCATATTAGGTCGAGCTGGCGCCGCCCATTCAGTTTTGACTTGTCCTAAAAAGTTACCTTGAGCATTGAGTCTAATTTGAATGGATCCATCATATAACTCATTACCGTCTTCATCTTGCTGCAATGTTCTATACGCTAATTTGGTTTCAATTACCTCTGCTATCTTTAATCCACCTGCAGCCATGTACTATTTCCCCATTTGAACAACTTTCACATCCGATTTGAATTCTTCCGCAACTTTCCGCAATTGATCCTTTTCCTCCGGAGTCAATGTTCCCGAAGAATCGTCTACCGCTGAATTGGAATCTTTAAGAAATCTTTGAACGATCGTAGCTAATTTAATTAATTGATCATCGTTTTTTATGGATACATTCAAATAATCAGAAAGTAATGGTACCAATAATGTTGCATCATTAACATCTTTAACAAATTTTGATAATTGATCAATTAATGAATCAATCTGAAC